ATCTGGCCCCGATAAGTTGATTTATTCCTGTTTGATTTTTATAGTCTTTGCCTTTTGAAGTGGCTAAAGTTTCTCCAGCTGATGGCGCATTAGTTATAGCTTGCCTTTCTATGGCTAAAGTAACATCTTCAACAATATCTTTTATATCTTGCTCCATTTCCTTATCAAGTTCGCCTAAACGCTTAATAAGTTTATCAGCCCCGCTAAAAGAAACTTTCATGCCTATCATGTTGTTTCGTTATTTCCTTGCATTATATCTCCGCTATTCATAGCCGCCCCATCGAAAACAATACTCCTTTTATAAACAACATCAGGATTGTAATTTTGAATAACGAACCATTGACCGCGCCATTTAACAAGCATATCGTTATAAATTTCTCTATCATCCCTTGCTCTAACCTCAAATCTAACAATCATTCGTAAATTATCCTGGTTAGCCTCTAAGGTTCGTGATGATTTTAATATTTCGGTATTTGCGTATGTACCCCAATAAATCGTGTTTATATCAGTTCCGCCGCCAAATTCATTGTTATTATTGACTTGCTTATAAATTTCAATAAGCTGATTAAATTTACCCGTTGTTCTCATTATGAAATCATTAGATTTTTAGAGTAGATTTCTGCTTTGCTTAATGCTATGGTAGATAGTCCTTGTTCGTCTGCTTCGCCTTGATTTTTATAATCGTAATCAATCTGAATTAACAACGCGTGTTTTAATGCCTTAGGCAGCGGCATGTTTTCGTTTCCATACCCAGCTAAATATTTAACATTGTAAGTGCCGCAAGCAATAAAATTACTATTCCAAATCTCAGGTAAAGCACCGCTTATCGGATAAAAGAAACTTGCGCCATTTAAAGGAGCTAAATAAATTGATTTGAATTGTAATCCAAATTCTTTGTAATCTGTTATTTCTTCTGGATTATCGACATTTACAGGCAACAAAGAAGTAATCATTACATGCGGGCCATAAGGCAGCTCTATAGATTCTCCACTAAACTGAACTTCCCATGTTTTAGGCGCAAAAGAAAGATTTAAATGCTTTTCTAGCTTTTCCCTTGAAGATGCGGCTATAAGCAGCAAATTATCATCTTCCGAAGCGTAATCAGCATCAATTCTTAGCCAGCTTTTAATTTCTTGGATATTTACTGGCTCATCCTCTACATCAACTAAAATAACTGGCTCTAATCTCATTTCTTTAAATGCTTTGTATATGATTGAGGGTTTTCTTGACCAAATCTATACAGATGAAAAATATACAATCCTTTTGCAACTCCAATTTTACCGCCTGAACGGACAACATCGTTGCTGAACTGCCTATCAAATATAATACTATTTTCTCTAAACTTATGTTTGGCCCAGATTGATTTGTTAAATATCATTAGCATTCCAGGAGCAACAAGAGTTTGTTTAACATCGGTTTTATGATCTAACCAACAAGTTTCGGCTATTTCTATTTGTTTTTCGATAGGCTTATCCATGAACTCGCTACACAAAAGGCATTCCCTTACGCCTATTCGATTAGTCATGCAAGTAATTACTTCATAATCTTGATTAGCCTTTATTATTTGCTCAATTTGATTTCCCCATTCAGGCGTTAAAAACATCGTATCTCCATCCCTTAACACCACAAAACAATCATCTGGTAATTCAGAAATAGCCTCGTTGTAAGCCTTGCCGATATTTTTATCTAAGGCAAACGGCGTGATGTATCTTATTTGTGTTTGAACCATGATTTTAATTTATTCTCTTTGTCAAAGGCTTTAAATACTGTTGTTACTTTTCGGCCCGATTCTATTCTGTTAACAAATGTTGTTCTTAAAACGTAATTAAACAATGCCATATCAGTCATCCCACAATCGGGTATTGTATTTATTAATCTTACCATTTCTGTTAAAAACTCCAACACAATCTTTCTACCGCCACCCATAACGCCAGCGTTTAATAAGGTCATTGATCGATACCTTTTGATGAAATGAATGAAATAAGGATGATGATTTTTAAGCCAAACATTATCTAAAATACTATTTTCATCGCCGCAATATATTTTGTTTGGCATGATGTAATCGAATGGATTATGCATTACCTCAACATCTGTTCCGTCAACGCAAAAAACATTGTCATATTGTGGATTAGCCTCCAAATATTCTTTAAATGCAATCCATTTGGCTAGATAGGGGTTTGAGTGTTTAGGCGAATAAAGATGCATTGACCTGATTGAACTTTCGGACATACACCAAAAATCAACTCCATTAGGAATACTTGACACTAAACCATCTAGAGCATTTGGGTTGTAACCCCATTTTTCTCCCCTTTGAGGGTCTATTAAAGATATAAAATAACAAGTAAGTATTAAGTTTTTGGGGGGTAAGTAACTTATGTAGTGAGCTGATTTACCTAAATTATTGTACTTAACCTTGTTTGTATGGATGTGCCTTACTCTTATCGCCGTAGGCACGCTTCTTTCGATTGTTTGTTCTTTATCGTGACTAAAGAATAAATCATCAGAACCTTTAACGTCCATGAATTTATGAGGGGTTAAGCCAGCGTTATAGATTCTAACTGAGTGGTCTGGATGCTCAAAACCCCATATCCCATATTCTGGATCCATGCCGCCAACTTTATTTAAGCAAATACGATTATAATAAATCATGCAGCCGCAAGGGTTTTCGTAAATTACCGCATCTTCAATCTCTGTTAATCTACGATTTCCGTTTGGTTTCCCGTTCGAGAAGTTCCCGAAGATGTACATTAAGTGATTGTATTGGCTATTTACATAAGGTATATGCCAATCTTTAACTTTTGGACAGCAATCATCATCAAATAAAAATATATGCTCACATCCTTCTAATAACTCGAAGCATTTATTCTTTGCTTTTGCAATCCCTGCCTGATGTTCAAATCTAAAATCGGCACCATCAAAAGGAATATCGCTAGCATCATCAACAATTATTATTTTCGCTCCTTTTGGTGCGTATTTACGTATTTTGGCGATTGTTTCTTTTGCGGTAACTTCTCTGTTTCGGGTTGTGATTGCGATTCCGATTTGTTGCATAATTCAGTTTTATCTAATTTGTTTTTATAGGTTTCTTTTTTCATAATTCCACGTATTCTATTCCGATTGTAATATCGAATTTATCTTGTTTAAAATTAGGCGATTTATAAGCCATAAAAGGCACTTCATCCAAAGCTAAGGTAATATAATCATTATCGCCTTTGAACGACTTAATCCTATCCCTAAAGAACGAGAATACATCTTCTTGTCTATCGAATACAAAACCTTTCGATGCAAGTATGCTCATAATCTTTTCAGTAACCTGAGCGTTAAAATGCTCGACCAATTTAGCTTGAGCCTCTTTTATAAAGTTAGGAGCCTTTGCTTTTTCAGTTTTAGGCTTACCTGTTAGTATCATTCTTTTTTTCATAAATCAGTTGGTTTAACGTATTCGATTGATTTTATTTTCTCTAACCACCCTCCATTAATTACAAATTTCTTACCAAACGATACTGGCAATGTTTCTGGAGAATAAACATCTATTGTTATAAGCTCATCACACAAAACAAAACCGCAAATTATTTGTTCTGATGGCTCATTTGGATTAGTTGGAACTTGTACAATAGTAGGGTTCGTAAAAGTAACTTTAATCATTATCTGGCTTATTAAAATGTATGTCGTTTTTGTGGCTTACTTTGTTATTTGAAATCATAAACCCAACTATTATAAAGGCTGAAAAACAAGCTAAAAAGCCTATCAATGCAAAAAAGTAAATTACGTAAATCATATTTATTTATCTTTAAAAAGTTGAACGATTGTTATTGGTGTTTTTGATTTACCGAAATAAAAGGAGCTGTTTAAATAAACAGAATTACTAGAGGTTCCATTTGAACGCTTCCAATAAGGATTGCTTACAGAAACAATTTTGTTGTTTTTTATTATGGTTTTAGTTACCCTTACGCATTTCCACTCTATTGTTCTTTCTACCCATAGAGAATCGACAGGATAGTATTTTAGATTATTGTTCTTGTCTATAACAGAGAACGCCCTTACATCATAAGGATGCTGCTTAATTGTCTCGAACTGAGAACTATCTTTTGAATTAGGTACTGGTTTGAATATTTCTAAGGAATCCTTATCAAAATGATTTACATATCCAGACCCATCGGAACCCATAGATGCTTGATATGGATATAACTTCTTATAATTTTTTATTTGAGAATATGCCGATAATGATAAAAGGCATAATAAAATTGTTGCTATTTTCTTCATACACCAAACATAAGAAAGCCTATCCGAATTAACGAATAGGCTTTGTAACAATGTTATTACTTTAACTACTATGTAGTTCCTCCTGCTAATAAAACTTTCGCATCTTCAAAAGTTCCTTTAACAAATGCTGGTTTTTCGTGGTTTTTAACACGACCCATTCCGTACATTTCCGCACGAATTGTTAACTGGTTACGAATGAACTGGTCGTTAATATAACCAATATCGATTTTTAAACCATCAACAATGTTGAATAAGTAACGGCTAAAATCTCCAACGATAAATTCATCGTCTTCGATAAAGTTTGATGTGATGATTGGAATGCCTTTAACACGTGTGTTATCGCTTGAAGTAAATGGAGGCAATAAGTAAGTGCCATTATCATTTACTGAGATATCCATTTCAGTTGCAGCATCTTCGCTAATCAAAATGTAAGTTGGATTAAATCCGCCTAACTCTGGATCAGCAATTGCACCACCTTTACGAACTTGACCGATTGCAGCACGCAACACATCAACGTTGTTAGCGTCAGTTTTACGAACAGTTCCAGGGTTAAATTGAGTTGCATAAGATTTAATACCGAAAGGCTCTCCAGTACCATCCCCGTTAATTACTGCTTGATCTAATTTGTTGTAAAGTTTACGGCTTAATTCTGAGCGAATTTCTTGCTCTAGCATAGGCCAGTTTAGCAACGCTTGACGAGTAATTGCGGTCCAAACAGCAATCATTTCTGCGGTTACTTTCTGTTCTGCATAACTCCAGTTCATACCTGGTTTTAAAGCAGATTCAGCAGTCCATGCAGGCGCACCTTCAACCTCAACCATTTCAACCCATGACAAAGGGTTTGATCCTGCGCCACCATTCATTACCGAAATAATGTCGAAAACAAATCTTTGAGGCAATGGAGTTTTATCGATTCCAGATTCACGGAAACCGAAGATTACACGATCTCCAAAGTTAGCAACCGAAATCGGGTCGCCTGCCGCTTTAACGCTAAAGTTAACAACACCAGATTTGTTGCCGTAAACAGTTTTAAATTCTTCGGCTTTAGCATCATATTGTTCTTTTAATTGAGCTAAAATAGATTTAACCTGAGCATCAACAATTCCAGCGTTTTTAACTTTAACGCCTAATTCGTTAATTTCTTTTTGCAATTCTGCTTTTTCATCATCGAAAGCTTTTTTTAGCTCTGCTAAATCAGTTGCATTTGCTTTAAGCTCGATTGATTTTACTAATTCCTTAGCTTCATCAATGGCTTTTTGCGCCATATCGATAGCGTCTTTATTGCCTTTTTTCAACTCGGCTGCCGCTAAGTCGATGGCAGCTTTTACTTCTGTAATTTCCATCTTAATTTAATGAGTTTTTTAAATGAGTTAATAAATCAGTAATCGGCTCATCATCTTGGGTGCTGAATTGCGGCGCAACTGTGAGTGATTTTAATATTGTTTCAACCTTAACCAAACGTTCGTCTGAATAGGGTAAATTGTACATTTTTGTTAAATGGTCGATTAATTTGGCTACTGAATTAGCATCTTTTAACCCTACAACAGTAGCTAAAGGATTGGCCCCCCATGAGGTCAAAAACGAGTACTCTCTTAAAGCGTACTCTTTAATTGCTTTACGGTTTTTCTCATCCCTACGCATAACGCGGTAGCCGATTGATAAATCTGCGTCCTGATTATTAGATGTGATAAGCTTGACATCGTTAAACATATCCTTACCTAAATCAG